TGACAGGTTGTGATCCTGAAGAATATGAGGATGATGGGCAACCTTCTGAGATGGATGAGTGGTTAGATTTTGACCCAGATTGCTAAGGAGAAAGAAAATGACTGTATATGTGTTGACTGCTGGTACTGCGTATGAAGGCGAAGATTTGGTTGGCGTTTATGCATCTTTGGAAGAAGCACAAGCTGCATCAGTATCATATGCCGCTCGTTCTGAGTCCGATGACCGCACAGATGGGTTCTGTGCGGGAGCAGATTATTACAGCGTTTATTGCGTAGAAGTTGGTCGTCCTGGCCGCTGGCACGGAGATGATCAAGTTGTCTGGTGCTCTGCGGCATAAGTATTACTATATTGAAGAAACAGAAGTTAAGGAGTTAGTGACATGATTGAACAATATGATAAACGTCATGGTGGACCTTACGACCGTGGAAGCGCAGATGCTTATTATGGTCGTAGGTTTAATCCACATTACTTCAAAGGTGACACTTATAATAGCGAGCGAGTTGATAGGGAAACAGATATGACTCCTGAAGATATCGCTGCATACACCAAAGGTTTTCAAGATACCAACGATTTTGGCGACTTTAAGGATTGGGGATAATATAGTTACTATATTTTTTTTATTGTATCCTTCATAAATATCTTTTTATGAAGGATTTTTTTATGCAAAAAGATGATTTAGAATATGCCGAATATTTGAATAATCAAACTAATTTTTGTTCATGGGCATTTACTCACACAGATTACACCAACAATGGTAACTGGAGAGTTTGTTGCAAAGGAAAAGCTATTGCAACAAATGAAAAATACAAAACTATAGATCAGTTTTGGAATAGTGATGAAAGAAATGAATTAAGAAGGATGATGATTAATAATGAATCTTTTCATCTCTGTAAGAAAGAATGCTATGAAAAAGAAAAACCTGATATAGCAAACAGTTTAAGAAAAACCGGAAATATAAGTTTTATAGCAAATCATGGAAAAAAAAGGGTAGAACAATTAATTGCTGATACAAATCTAGATGGCAGTTTAGATATGAGTAATAGCATGGGATTAGAATTAAGGATAAGCAATTTATGTAATTTAAAATGTAGGATGTGTAGTCCACAATTTTCTACAAGAACTGTAAAAGATTGGAAAGAAATTCTTCCTATTATAGCTAATGATGATAGACCTTTACCAAATTATAATTATGAAGAATATATAGAAAATCCTTTACGTAGATTAGAATATATAGAAATAAAAACAATGTTAGAAACAACAAAGGGTAGCTTAAAACGGTTGGTGTTTACTGGCGGCGAACCTTTTATGGAACCTCATCTTTTAAATGTTATAAAAGACATTTCTAATTATGCAAAAGATATTGAATTAATTTTTGTTTCTAATGGAACTAAATTTGAAAACTTAGAAGATTTTGATTACTATTTTAGAAAATTTAAAAAAGTAATTATTAAATTAAGTTGTGACGGAACAAAAAATCATTATAACTATATAAGGCAAAATTCTGATTGGGAGCATTTTTCACAAGAAGCGTTATATCTTAAAAATTTTAAAGTTGTAATTGATTTTAATATAGTTGTTCAAATATATAATTATTCAAATGTTCTTGAAACAATAGAATGGATATTAGATAATTTTGAATTCACTGATATTAATCTTTTTTTTCTAGAATGGCCATATTTTTTAAGCGTATATTGCTTGCCTATTCCTATAAAAGAAAAATTTAAAAGTGATTTAACAAATTGGGCCGAACAATTTTTAAATAAAGACAATAAATTAAACCCCAATCAAAAAAAAATAATACATGATAGAGTTATACAATTGTCTAATCAAATATTTTTAAAAAATAATCAACTTTCATTAAAAACATTTAAAGAAGTTAGCAATAAACTTGATGAGGTTCAGAACGTTTCTGTAAAATGGAGAGAATTATTGCCTGAATTAAGCAAGGCTCTCGAGTAATGCTAGCCATTGATCTTTTCTAACTTCCCAACTATACACATTATCATAGTAATGCTTCTGAAAGGACAGGCGATTCTCGTCTAGTCCTTTTTTTGTTAGCTCTTCAATAGTCGCAACCATGACTTGATAGAAACGATTAGCATGCTCATTATTGTCTTCTGACCACTGATACATGTTAGCGAACCCAGCACATGTTTCTGGCAATGCTGCATAGTTAGGACATACAACAATGTTCTTAGCACTCATTGCTTCGATGGCGGCAAGACAGGAAGTTTCAGGCCATATTGACGGGTAAGCAAATATGTGAGATCGTTTAAGCTCTTCTCGTATTCTTTCATTAGAGACGGCTCCATGATAATTAATCTTTGGATGTGTCTTACAGCGTTCAAATAGATTTCTATAGGGTTCATCACGTTGTTCCCAACCATAGATTGAAAAACTTGAAAATACGTCAAGTTCAATGTTGTCATACCGCTCACATAGTTTTTCAAAAACAGGGACGAGTATTTCAAGTCCTCTGTGAGGAGTTGTGTGGTAGATAATTCGCACTGTCCCATCGTAGGATTTTTCCTTAATTTCGATTGGGTGAATGGCATTCTTGATCACCACACTTTCTCTGTATGGGACACCTAGAATCATATTATACATCTGCATCTGCCAATCAGACACAGCAACAATCTTTGAGAATCGCTTCCTTAGTTCAGGATCCTTGAGATGTTGTGACTCAGGGTCACCAGGAAGATCATGCAACCATAGTATAGACTTTTTATCTGGTTCAAGATCTCTAACCCTCGATGGTATGATTTGAAATTTAGAAAGCAATTCTGCAGGAATTGATGATGCAAGTCGTTCCTGCATCAACTCAGTGCCGCCTCGGGCTTTCATGTTTAGTTCATTCTTCTCAACATTGTTCACAATCTTATATTCCATGATCAATCCATAATTTATTTTTTGGTTTCAATCCATCCCGGAAGTTTAATTTCCGTTTTCTCATCTTGTATCTTAAGAAGAGCTCTTGCAGCAAGTGACAACACACTCCAGGAACAAAACCCGATGATTGCTGCTGCTGCAAGAAGATGATCGTTGTTCAATTTCAATTCTAAGTAGGCGAGCATTGGCGCAGCGCCGATGATGGCAGTCATTGTGCATACACTAGATCTGACTGCAGCATCCCACACATTACAGGGTTTGTAAAATGCCATGAAGGTTGCTCCACCAATGAAACCGCCGAGACCGGCAAGAACTTTTGCCATAATCGGCGGGGAAAAAGGATCGTCCATAGGTTTTCCATCTATGTTGTTATTGCATGTCTTTTATTTATAAACAGCAATAACTGAGTCATAGCGGAATGAACGCCAACCTTCTTTTTCTACATCCCATACAGATGCTACATCTTCATTGATCTTTTTCTCACGATCTGTTGTTTTTTCATGAGGAACAATGCGATCTGCAAGCAATGTGCACCGCATAAGACGTTCTGTGCCGTTTACTTTCTTAAACTTAACTGCTATTACTGCTTCTTTCAAAAGAGCATTGATATTTTCTTTAGAGATATCTTCACTTTGTTCAATGACCATAATTTCCTGCCGTTTCTTCAATATAGCCTTTTAAGGCCTCATAACCACCAATATTAAATCCAAAGGTTGTAATAACAGGCACTGTCTTTACACCTGGAAATTTTTCTTTGAACTCATCAACAGTAATATCTTCACCTAGTTTACGATAAGTGAACTTCATGTTGCGTTCATTAAGTAATGATACAGCCTTTTCACAATAAACGCAACCATCTTTTCCATATACTTCAATCATTTGTTTACCACATTTTTAATTTTAGTTTGATAAATTGAAAGACAACCTACACATTCCATGTATATAATTCCTTCACCACTTTTAAGATGAGGAACAAAATCCATAAGAATCATGGAACGATGTCCTATTTTACATCTAGGACATTCGCCATGTATTACCGGGACATTTCGATCCATACCAACAAGAATATGTCCCGGGGGGTTCATTTTATTTTGCTGCTTTTTTTACATTTTTTGCTGCTTTCTTTGTTGCTTTTTCAACAACATCGTCTGCTGCTTTTTCAACTGTATCAACAATACCATTTGCAAAAGGAATAGCAGTCTTGATAATCACTGCTTCTTTTTCAATTGCAGCTTTTGCAATTTGTGCTGTTTTTTCTGCAACAGCATCTGCATTCTCAATAACAGTTTCTTTTACTTCTTTTCTAGTTCCACGAAAGATACTTTTAAGCCATTCAGGTAACATTTTCTACTCCATATTTACATAAGTAATAAGCATCAATAATATCTGACGAAGGATTCCATTGTTTCTCCGTCATGTTTAGTATCTGTTTAATATTGACTCCAGTCTCTTCGATAAAAGAATCTTGAAGTTTTTCTTTATTTGCATTACCTTTGCCGGTTGCAAATTTCTTGATCACTGTTGGAGGCACTACAGAAAACTTGAATCTGTGTTTCCACAAGTAATGCTTTAGCAATCCTGCATTTTCTGCAATGTTGAATACTCGTCCGGTCGATGCCATTGAGTATCCTTCGATGCAGATCACATCACCTTCTTGGAGTAATTCTAATACCCAAGTAGTGATAGCAGCATATCGTTGCTCGTCGGATGTGAAGTCAAAGTGAAGGACGCCATTAAGAATTCCATTTACACCCTCATATTTCTTAGTCGATGTTAGGTAATGGAAAGAACAGTTGGTAATATTAAACTCAGCTCCACTATGGATACAAATGCATGGTGAAGATAATGAATAATCAATTCCAACTGTTCTCATCCATTATTTATGACTCGTCATAATCATATCCGTCTGAGTCAGTTTCGTAGTCATCATCTTCTTCGTATTCTTCTTCCTCTTCTTCTTCGATAAAATCTTGTGCGACCTTATCAAAAGCAGCATCAACACCCATTGCTTCTTCGATATTATCTCTATCTGTATAATCAACAGATTCTAACAATGAACGATAAACGCTTGATCTAGATTCTGCATCTTTCACATTGTCCATGAGTGCATCAATAAGAACTTCCCAATTCATTTCTTATGTTCCTTCTTTAGTCTTTTTATTACTTCTTTTCTTTGAGAATGAGTCATACCTGACCAATTAGCTATTTCCCATGTTGTCCTGCCACAGACCGAGCAAATTTCCTTTGCTCGGTCCAAGATACAGATTTTTTCACAAGGACTTATCATAGATCGACGATTTCACATCCATCTGCCGCACAGGCAAGAGTCTGTGATCCTTTGGTATTATCTTCGCTCTCATACTGAGCAAGACGGGACCAATCAATGGAACGAGGCATCTTTGCTTCAAGTTCTTCATACTCTTCCTTTGTGCAATCTTGATAAGGTGCTTGGCGATAAGTATGATCAGAATGAGGCAAGAATGATACGCCAGACATTTCGTCAAAGTGTTCATAGACAAATGAACCGACTGCCATCCATTCTTCTTCCTTGACTGTGATTGTGACTGATGGTTTATGCTCACACCAATGACGCTGATAGATCAACCACATCTCGAGTTGTTCGATAGCAGACATTTCTGTGCGAGTCACACAACCTTCAGGTGCCTTGACCGGGAACGAGAAAACAGTTGTTGAATCTGGTTTCATCACACATGGTTCAGACGGGAATCCAGATTCTTTCATGAGCATAGTCAATGGATCTTTGTTGTCACCACGAACTGTGCGGATGTAGTAATCATTATGACGAGCATGGATGCCAGATGCAGAATCAACCAACTGCGACACTGTGCCTGACGGTTTCACACAAGTGACTGCTGCTGACTGTGGAATACCGATCTGTGCTGCAAACATCTTGTTTGTTTCAACTGCTGCATCACGAAGGCCTTCGAGAAGTGTAGATAGTTTCTCAGTTCCCATACGACCGTTGGTCAATACGTTGTCCATGATGCCAGTCAAACCAACACCTAGCAAACGCTCTTCATCTGTGTTGTTTGCCCAGACCTTACGAAGATATGGGAACTTAGTCAATGTTGATTGAATAGTTCCAAGTTTAGATGCAAGGCGAACTTTACGCTCAAGATCTGGTGCACTGTCTGTTCCACGAATAACGACTTCTGTTAGGTTACAGAACTGATTAGGGCGTAGGATGATCTCAGAACACGGATTGGTTCCAAAGTCATAGTTCGGATCACGACGACCAAATTTCTTTGCTTGATTTTGTGATGCTACACGAGAGAAGATACCACGCTCGCCTGACTTAGAATCATACAAAGACAGCCACTCACGCATGAAGGTGCCCATTTCTGGTTTCTCTGTGTATGCTGCTGAGTTGTTTGAAAGAGCACGCTGAGGATTGGTTTCCCACCAAGAACCATTCTTCGCTGTTCTCATGCGCTCGTCTGTAAGATTCGAAAGCGAGATCATTGCAGAACGACGAACACCGCCAACGACTACGACTTCACCAATCTTACACATGATGTCATGTGCTTCTAGCGAGTTAAGTTTACGTCCGGCAGCAGCACGAAACATCTTAGTCGTGAACTTGAACAAATCTTCTAAAGGACCTGGTCCTGATGAGCGACCTCCAAATGTCTTGAGGCGAGCACCTGCAGGGCGAAGCAATGAAAGATCCCACTTAGGAACTTCACCTGAATAAAGCAAAGCAATCAATTGACGGAATGCCTTTGCCCAACCTTCCTTAGAATCCTTTACGATGATAGTTGTATCACAGTCAAACATACGAGCAGGAATCTCTGGCAACTCATTTACATACTGACGCTCAACTGAGAATCCAACACCCGTTCCATTCATAAGGATAAGCATTGCCTCATCAAATGCTTTTGGGTCATCTACTGCAACATAGGAGCAATTATAAGCACAAGTGTTGTCTCGTTCAAGAGAAGGACCTGCTGTCATCAAAGCACGCATAGATGGCATGATCTCAAGAGCAAGAACTGCTGTTTCAAGTTCTGTTCTATCTTTCATGGTCAATACATAGTTATGATTTTTCTGTAGGTGATTTGTCATAAAGTCAAAATAACGAGCAACAGTCTCTGACCAGTTCTCTCGGCGTTGTTCTTTGTCTAGGAACTTCGCATATCTGCTCTTGTAAATGAATTCTTGGTAAAGGGTGGGTAAGAAATTGCTCATCTATCTTTTCTTTCTTTTTCAATATATGTAAACGGACGTATTTAAACTTTATTCCACTGTTGCATTCTCAACTTAGCAGACAGGCCTTGAAAGGTATTTTGGTCAATGATATGTTGAACGGACGCCGCATTATACGTTCCGCTCATAACCATATCGTTGATGTCTTTTTGCTCGAGATTGTCGGGCCAGATACAAACCATGAATCCATTATCAATTGCTTTAGTGATCCTCTTAACGATTTCTGCATTTCTTGGTTCATTATCATACACGACTACTAATTTATCTTTGCTTGATACATGTTCTAGCTGAACATCTGATCCTGCCATTGCCACACAATTATCTAGAAACAAACTATCTATCGGACCCTCGACAATATAAACTTTTGATTTACTTCTGTCGATTGAATCCATTCCAAATATTTTTTGTTTTGTTTCATCAAAGATAATAGTACTATATCGCACTTTGTCATCTTTGTCAAGTGCTCTTCCTGTGCATCCAAAGACATATCCAGCGGCATCGATAAAGGGCAAGACGATCCTAGGACTATCATGCTTCAAAGCGTTTTCGGAAAATTTGTCTGGTATGATTTGGTTGACCCAGTGCATATATGTATCCGTGTAGTAAATTCTATAATGCGTCTGGGATGGAATCATCCTATTGACTACATACTTTTTTGCCCGATGTATGGGGGATAACTGGGATATCTTACGCAATTCTTTGAAAGGTTCGAAGTGATCGATCCTTCGGGCAGCAAATTTTGTAATGTCTGGTATGAATGTTTGTGGGGTCTCGCCGCCGCCACTTTCCTTGATACATTCCATTCTATATTCTGTATATAGCGCAGGATTGTATTCTTTGAGGTATTTAGAAAATGATGAACTATACCCGCAGTTATGACACTTAACATTGATATGTCCTGAATACTCGTATAGGTATCCACGTGTCTTATACTTGTTTGTTTGTGAGTCGCCGCAGACATTACACCTAAATCTTGCATTGTATGGTGTTGTCTTGACGACCTTAAATCTTTCAAGTTGCATCCCCATCATTGATGCATACTTTTGGTCAATCCATAACGAAGTCATAATACATTCCTATTTCAAATGAACAGTTGTATTATAACAAGTATATCAAAAATGTCAACCGGTTTTATTAATCTTGTGAATGAATAGTAAAGTGATGTACTTGATATTTTTGGCCAACAGACTTATGTTTACTTGAATGTGAATACTTAAGTTTTGTTCCAGCAGGAATTACTGTTTCATGCTCGTGATCCATCGCTGAATATTTGCCGATATGATATCCTTTATCATGTGCTTTTGCATCAATATGCAATATATGACGACCCGGTTTTTCATCAGCAAATGAAGAAGCAATATTAGTAGAATGTGATGTTGATATATGTGCTGGTAAATGAATGATGCCTTTTTTAGATTTCTTTGCAGCTTTTTTTGGATCAAATCCTACGCCAGAATATAAATGAACATCATGCCCAAGGGGGTTGCTTGCTAACTTTGAAATTGTTTCATGGATTTTTTTGTGTTCATCGGACATACCTTTAGTAGGAGGTTTGCTCTTTCTATGATTTTGGATTAGAGCCTTACTAATATGCTCAGAGCCAGATGTTCCATAATCATCGCCTGTGTAGTGATCAAGGTGTCTTTTTTGCGCTGCTGTAGGCTTTACTTGTGCTCTATGAAGTTTCTTTGAAATATCACCTTCATGTTTGTTTGATGCTGGAGTATAATCATCAAACTTATGTTGCCCAGGAAGATCATTAATAGTAAATTCATTTATTGCTTTTTTTTTATTTTTTTTAGGTTTTCTTATAGTAATAGGTGCACTTGGAACTGCATACCCGTCCTTGTCAATAAAGAACCCGTCATCTTTTTCTTTAGCAGCATTTTCACTAATAAAACTTAGAAACGTCTTCATTTCTTCTTTACCTTTGTTTCAGCATCATCTAGATATTGACGAACAGCATCAAGTGAATTCTTACAGACCATGTTGTTCTTCTGAAGTTTCAAGATTAACTGCCCGACTTGCTCGTTTGTCAAGTTATCTGTATTTGGGAATTTTGTCACTGTAGAACAATTATACAATTCATTTGGAACTTTTACAACCACATATTCAGGTGCAATTAATTTAATTGGGGTTGAGGCACAACCAGATACTGTCAATGCTGCTAGAATAATAACTAATTTTTTCATTTCTTTTCACCAAAATTCTTTTGCATTTTTTCCATCAATTGCTTATAGTATAGAGGTGCTTCTGATGTCTTGTCTTTTGTGTCAATTTCTTTTTCTATTGTGATGATTTCTGTCTGAATAACTATCTCTTTATCTTTTGATTGAGAAACCAAAGCAGAGTTTTGTTTCTGTAGTTCTTCTAACTTTAATGCAAATTCATTTTGTTTTTCTTGTAGTAATTGCTCTTGTTGTTGATTAAACTCAGCTATAATTTCATTTCTTAGATTGTGGTCATGCACCATCAACCAACCAAAGAAAGCAGATATGATTGCCATCACTCCAATAATCATCATAGGAATACGACCGAGACCTAAAAAGAAACCAATCATAGTGACAATGCCTTATCTTGTTCTGATTTAGTATACATATCGATCTTATCTATGTATCCTTGATTTCTCAGTTCTTTGAACACAAGATTTTCTAATGAGAACTCGCCGCCTTTAGCGATTGCAGGACCACGTGCTGCTGTGATCTTGTTCTTTATTGCTTTGAGTGCGTTAGATGATGCTGAAGATCTGATCAAGCGATCAATGACTTGCTTGTAATGTTCTACTTTGTCTTGTAACACTTGATTACCTGTGAAGTCAAGGTTGAGGTTCGTTGGCATCTGAATCCATTGAGCGTTCATCAATGAATACTGACCTTGGTTCATCGGGATTGATTCTGCAGGATCCTGTGCATAAGGCTCTAATGGGTATCCATATACCTTGATGTCTGGGTGTGTCATTGTCCATAAGATCTTCTTGTCTTGCAAGAACTGATCAATGAAGTCACGAGGCAATCCAAACCCATCACGGTCAACTACTAGATGAACATCGATGTCTGACTGATCTGTATAATTGTAGTTCGCATTGCCGCCTGTCATAACAATGTCTTGAACCATCTCTTTTGGGATCATTGCAAAGTCACGCCAAGTCTCTGCAAACTGAATTAACTTGCCACGAACTTCTGGTTTCAGTTGACCATCATCCCATAGTTTCGGATTGAGATTATTGTGATACTGAAGTGAGATATCTTCAGGAATAGGAATACGTTTGGTGATCGCCATCTTCTTGTTTTGTTCTTTATATTTAGAAGATGCAGTTTTTGTTATGATTGGCGCACCCGTAGTGCCAGCAACAGCAGGACCTGTTGCATTTACTGGCGCATCTTCTTGCATATATCGTTTAAAATCTTCTTCGAGTGTAAATAGCGTATCAGTGATGTTTGACTCGTTTACTTTTCCATGTGCTTTGATGAGATACAATGCTGCTGCTAGTGATGCAAGACGAGTGGCACCACCTGGCAGCTTGCCTAGGATACGCTTGAGGTTGATGACAAGAACATCTAATGTTGTGACTGTTTCTTTCTCAGCAGTCGTGAGTGTAGAAACTTTCTTAAGAAAATCGCCATTAGCATCAATGATACCCATATGGTATGCTGGCATCTGAATGAAGGGAGTCACTAATTTTCTTAGGATCTGATACACAATGACTGTATCTATGATTTGTCCCATTATTAGATCTTTCTTAAAATATTTACTACAGTTTTATCTAGTATAATATCAGAAGTATTTATTGTCACATTATCAATTCCGATGTTTTCAACAGTGTCTGGTAAGTTGTTTAGTGCTATTAAAAAAGGAACAAGCAAATGTTCTTGTCCCCTACACTTCAAAAACAACATACGAGTTGCAGCTCTTACACCAAACAAATTGAAAAGAACCACAATATGATTGAGAACAAGTCGCTCCTTCATATCACCATCTTCAATATAACGATTGAATAATCTCTTGATATATTTAAATCGCTTTAGGTCTTCATAGAACTCAATAGTATCAAAACATTGCGGATTATCATAATGCTTTGCGGCATAGAGTAGAAAGTTTGACTCGTCAAGTTTATCCATATTATATTATTCTTTTTATTATTATTAGGTAGTAGTTTCGTAAACACCTGAGATATCAAAGTGTGTAGTGTTTCCTGTCTGCCATCCTACAGGAGTTGTATTTTTCCATGCAAGATCTGTTGTTGATCCTGTATAATACAAAGGCATAACGGTTGTATTAGTGTCAACATCTAATACGCCACCAATATGATATATTGAGGCAGTATTTGTATTGTGTAGTGTTCCACCTCTAATTGAGATGGTTGCTACTGAAGGGAAAGGAAGCACAATCTGATATTGCCCACTACCATCAGCGTATGATGAATTTGCAAATTGAACAAATACTCTAAAGTAACACAGTTTGCCAATCTTTGTATAACTACCTGTCTGTGTTCCAGTAGAAACAGAAAGAACGTTTCCAGTATTAGTAGAAAATGTTGGATTAAATGCTGCTGTTGTTACCGTAAATGCAGTATTCTGAACAGTATTATCTGAATATGTAATTGTGTTTGCTACAGTAATTGCTCTAGAAAATGTAGTTGTATTAGCAAAGGTAACTGTATTAGAAAACTTTGTGTTAGAAACAACATTCGCAAAGAAATTTGCCTGTGTTATTTTTTTAGAAGTAGGACTACCACCAGGATCAGCAACGATATATAGCAAGTCATTTGCTGCAACTGTTGTTGCTGCTGTAAGTGCTGTTACTTTAGTTGCTGTCATAGTGATAGTCCTATTCTGTTTTTAATGATTAAGCGTCAGGCATTACGTTATCGTCTGAAGCATCGCCTGTGATTGTGCCCATAGCCACAAGTGTCTCATGAGTGATACGACCAGCACGACCGCCAGTACCAACGATACGACGAACCCAACCAGCATGATCTGACTCATGAACACCAGACAAGATTGGAGCAATAGATGCTGTTGTGCCTGTCAATGAGTGGTTTGCTTGTGCGCCAGTTCCTACAGATGCAAGATTGATGAATGTATTCTGTGTTCCAGCAACATTCAAATACAACTGAATAGCAGTTGAGTTGATTGTATAGACAGAATATGCTGTATTGTTTGTTAATCCGCCGATTGCAGTATTACCTGCCTGAACAAGATATGTGACAATATCGCCATTTGCCAAGAATGCTGTGTTTGTGCTGCCTGTAACAATATATCCATTATCTAGTTTCTGTGTTGTTGAACTTGATGTTGCGTTACCAAGAACAATAGCACCAGATGTAACGTTACCATTGAAGTAGATTGGTGATGGTGCTGAAACAGTCATTGTTGGTGAGATTGTAAAACCTGCACCGTTGTTTGCAAAGTTAATTGCTGCAATACGACCAGATGAGTTTGACTGAGCATTTGCAGAAACTGCAACTGTGTTGCCAACACCGCCTGATACTGTTACTGTCGCATTTGACTGATAACCTGAACCATTTGTGATGAATACGACTTCACGGATCGCACCGTTAGTTACAGATGTTTCTGTTGTATCCATACCAAAGATTGTGTTTGTTGTGCCAGAAGCGTAACCTTGGTTGTGATAGCCATCATCAAGCAACGCATAGCGTGGCTTTTGGTTGATGTTATAAGCAGCGTTTGCTGCTGCTGTAACAGATGTATTCTGTGATGGACCAATAACCTGTGCTGCTGTGTTAGAGGTGATAGAAATCACCATGTAGTCGTTGTTGGACATTTGAATAAAATCACCAACACGTAGTTCTGTTTGGAAGCTTGAGGAAGTGCCGTTTACAAAGCCATTTGAGCTAATGTTAGCATATCCTGAAGCTGTTTTTGAGTCTGCATTACCCCATAGAGCCATTTGTTTTTTCCTCTCCTAATAGATCTCTAAGATATCCTGAATATTTATAAAAAATAGTTTTATCCTTAATGTGCTTTGGTGGCTTCATAAGAGGCGCATTATTCGCAACATTATTTTCTTTCTTTTCTTTGTTTTCTTCTTCTTTATCTAACATTAGATTGCCTTTGACGTAGCTCTTAGCATCCATTGAAGTTTTCTATGAACTTCATGGCGTGCCTGTAAGAAATTAGATAAACCAATTTCACCTGCATCATTTGCCATTTTGTCTAGATCAGCAATCATCCACATCATTTTGACATTATCTGCCATCAATAATGCTATCATTTCAGAAGCAGGAACAGGGTCAACTTGATCTGGGATAATACTTAATGATGAAAATCTTACAAGTGAACCGGGCGCATAGGATTCTAAAGCACGAATATGTTCTGCAATATCATCTACAGCACCAAAAAGATCTTCATAAATTTTTTGAAAGAATTTGTGGTACTGCGGAAAGTCAGGACCTTCGACATTCCAATGAAAAAAATGTGCCTTCAAATAGAAAGAAAAATTAGAGGCATGATAAATTTTCATTTTTTCGATTAATAGTTCGTTCATGAGCAGTTCCACTTTCTTAGTGATTTGTTGATACGTGAGTCAGGATCTCGTGCTGTCTTTGCAGACGTTAATCTAGCCTTCATGCCTTTCATACGAGCGCAGAATGACTTGCGACGATTAGCAGCCTTTGATCCTGGTTTCAGTTTAGATGGTTTTGTTGTAACAGCAAGCGAAAGATGCGAACCTGGATGTTCTGCACGATATGAAGCAATACCTTTACGGTTCAATCCACCTTCAGGATTCTTGCCTTCCTTGCGTTGCCATGCAGCTACTTCTGTGATAAATTCTTTGAACTTAAGCATCTTTATTGCTTTCTAAATAATCAGCGCATGTTGAGATATAGTCCGCCGCAAGCGTAATCTTTGATTGAACCCATTCAGGCATATTTGTATCTGGTTTCAACATGTCATGGATTTGCTGTGCATTATGCATGATTGAGCGAAGCTGGCTCATTGCCATATCACCTTCATAGTCATACTCGCCAGGATCTTTTGCTTCGATGACTTGCTTTACAACTGATTGTGTGCGATAACCCTTATCTGATTGTGTTCTATCACCAGAACGCATCACGAGGTCCTTATCTTTTGGCTCTTGACCTGAGCGTGCAACCGCCTCACGATCTTTGCCAAATTTCTCTGCGAACATCAAGTCAATATCTTCTTTCATAGGAGGAGCACCCACTTTTGATTTGTTGCGAACTTTGTCAACTGCTTTTTGCAATGTCTCAGCACCCTTTGATGTCTTGTGAGGTGTAGGAGGTGTGCCTTTCATAATATCAGGACCAATACGTCTTAGTGTATTGACACGACCAACGAGTTCATCTGAGATCTCATTGATTGTTTCTTCTGACACAGATTTCCATCCGCCGCCCTTTGACTTA